TATAAGAAATGTCAAAATCTGTAACCCCTGATCGAATTGTTGTTAATGCAACATCAACATAATTATAGCCAATAGAACTTATTGGATAATATCTTTTTATTATTCCTATTGGATAATTATCAGAAATAGTTTCATGAGGTTGGGAAGTAGTATTTCCAGAAAAATTAGTAACAGTTCCTGGATAATTTCTTTCTGAACATATAAATGCATCCTTAACAAAAACGTGATTATTTGATACTCCAACTAATGTATTAGTATCACTATCTAATGCTAAAAATCCCAATGTACCGGTATATGCTGACATAGCTGGCATGGCACTTGCTGATATTCCTCCTTTTAAAGGTCTAATTGAGTTTCTATTTGCTGGTGTGGAATCAATCCACGCATAAAAAGTAGGATCGCATATTAATTTTATATCTCGTTGAATGACGTCAGTTAGTATTAATTGACCATTTATTTCTACTTGTGAAGGTAATAATTCATCTTCAGTTAATAATTCTTTAGACTTTTTTTCTTTTACAGTAAAAACAAGAGCTTTCTCGTCTGTCATAACACCTTTTGAAATTTTGTAACCATAACCAACTCCAATTATATTATCGTTAGTATTTTCAAAATACTGTTGAGTCTGCTCTAAAATTTCTTGACGTGTCATTTTTAATTTATTATTTTATTCAATATATATAAATAAAGTCTCAACAGCCATAGTGGTTGTAGTTGTTGTTACTGCTGTAGTGGTTGTAGTTGTTGTTACTGCTGTAGTGGTTGTAGTTGTTATTACTGCTGTAGTGGTTGTAGTGGTTGGCGCTGTTGTTGTAGTTGTTGCTGCTGTAGTGGTTGTAGTGGTTGTTGTTGCTGGTGTAGTTGTTGTAGTGGTTGTTGATGCTGGTGTAGTTGTTGTAGTGGTTGTTGATGCTGGTGTAGTTGTTGTAGTGGTTGTTGGTGCTGTGGTTGTGGTAGTTGTTGGTGCTGTGGTTGTGGTAGTTGTTGGTGCTGTGGTTGTGGTAGTTGTTGGTGCTGCTGTAGTTGTTGGTACTGGTGTAGTTGTAGTGGTTGTTGGTGATAGTGTAGTTGTAGTTGTGGTTGGTGCCTCAGTTGTTGTGGTGGTTGGTGCTAGTGTAGTTGTGGTAGTTGTTGGTGCCTCAGTTGTAGTAGGTGTCTCTGTTGTGTCTATTAATATTGAATATGTCGTAGTAGTTGTTGTAAGTGATATTGCTATTGAATTTACAAAAGTTATATCCTGCCATCTTGCTGCTTTATTAAATCCATATGTAAATTTTTTAGTATTATCAGAAAGATTTACATTCATTATTTCTGAAACAAAATATCGCAAGAAACTGATAATTAAATCAATATTTTCTGAGTTATTTTTTAAATATTGAATTAAATTTTTACTATGACCTTTTCCACGAAATTCACTTGGAATTGTAGAAAAATCTAATTCCAACGTAGAAAAAAATTCTAATGAAGATATTTGTAAAAATTCTATAAAATTTTTATAAAATCCAGGATTAAATCTAAATTTAACTTTATGATTATCAATCCAATTCCAACAATAAGCTTGAACACTCATGTCGGTATATATAAAAAATGAAAGACAAAAAATTATCTTTCATTTTTTTCGTAATAACTAAATTTTATATATTAGCAAATAAATTTTTGATTGCTTTTATACCTTCTTCATTAATTAATCTTGTACCAATTCCAGCAAATTTATAAGTTAATTTTGGAATTTCTTCATAAATTTGAAATTTATCATCCTCATAATCATAATAAAACCACTGATTACATGTCTGATCGAAAACATATACCGGCTTTTTATTATCAATTGCACAAGCTACTGCGTAACCAGTACCAGAGCTTACATTTGTTTCATTTTCTATAATACCAATAGCAAATATTGAATCCGCGTTTTTGACTTGAAACCAATCCCTTGATATTAAATTTTTAGTATAAATTTCTAAATTAGTGAGATTTCTGTATAACCTTTTATTTGCTATTTTAATATGCTCAAAACCCTCATTTAATTGATTTTGATTAAGAATATATCTATTTCTAGATTTAGTACTATGACCATCAAAGGAATATGCTACTACTTCAAAACCTTTCTTAAGAGATTCCATTTCAAAAATAATATCGCTACCCTTTGCACCACCAGTAAAACAAGTATACTTCATTATTTTATATTACTTATTGCTTCTAATTTAGGTTTTCTAAAATAATTAATTACAGAAGAATCATCCTGCTTAGATTCCGAAATTTGATCCATCTTCAAAAGTATATCATTAATATCGGGTGTATCTAAAATTCTTAAAAGACTAAAAACACCAACTAATCTACAAGGATAATATCCATCACTATTCGAAGATTCACCAAATCTATTACCAACTTGAACCTCTTTCTGATATCCATCATAAAATTCAAGCTTCATGGTATCCAAATTAATAATATAAGCATACTCACAAAATAAAGAATCATAAACAAAATTATTCTCTAAAGTATAATGCTCAAGATTACCAGAATATACCTCATCTATCCAATCAGAACCTTGAATACTTCTAAATAGACAATAAGGATCTGATAGTTTTTGCTCACTTACTGATAAATTTGAGTATTTTTCATATCTCTTAAGTAATTCATCATCAGTAATAGTATCTCTACCAATATCTTTTAGCTTAAGAACATTATTTTTTAATTTTTCCCATCCATCCTCTTTATTAATTTTAGATACTATACCTAAAACATCTCTACCTAATCCATCAGGATATGAATCAAATTGATTATAACCTAATTTAACCTCTTCCTGGTAAATAAAACCAGCTGAACCTCTTGTTCCCATATTTTAATAAATTAAACTGTTAATTCTAATGCAATTAATAAATTTGTATTCTGATTATCAATTAATAAAAATGTATCAAAAACATAAACATCAATTTCTTCTTCTGTGAATGTTATTGATTTAAAATATTTTTTAGGAAATGTAATATTCAAATCATTATGCTCAATATCACAAATTTTCAAGTTCCAATTATTTTCACCTATTTCCAAGCTATTATTAATAATATTAAGAATTAAAATATCATTCTCATTATCAATAGCCATTATTTTCTTAATTTTAGAATATGAGTTTTTATCTAAACTAAATTTAAAATCAATATTATCCTTATTAATAGTTTTATTAATTTTTTCAATATCAATAGATGTGTTCATGGCACGAAGATCACCACCACTAATACCCAATTTAAGTTTAGAATTTTTTAATCTAAAATTGTCAGCATAGGTATCATCGTTCATAAAAAACTCACATTTAATATCTTCATTGTAATCTATAAAATTTTTAAGAGAATTTTCAAACTTGGATCCATTAGTTATAATAAATCTGATTTCTTTTTCTAAAATGTTATCAAATAAAAAAACCTCTTGCGTTTTATAAATAAAAGATTTAAATGCATTAACATTCATTTTTTCACCAACAATAGAATAAAGTAAAATATCATTATTGGTTATCTTTAGTAAGATTTCATCATCAATTGAAAGTAAATCGTGAATTTTATCTATGAAAAAATCTAGTTGAGACAACGACATTGAGAATTTATAAGATATATCCGACATATAAATTTTTAATTTATATCTTATAGATAAAATTCAAATCTTAGTTTAAAAATTATTTTTTACACAAAGTATTATACACATCTTCAACTAATTTTATAAAGGCACTTTCACTCATATTACTTTTAAGATTATTCGATTCTCTATTAACTAATCTTAAATTAAATAAATCATTAATTACCTTATCTTTAGTTCTTGGAACAATATGATCTATTTCAATTTCCGTTCTAATTAATTTTCTTCCTGATATTGCACAACATCCTTTTTGATGATGATATGTATGCCATAAAAATAATGCTAATTCTCTAGTATCTATATCAAAATTATAATTACGTTTAAATCCAATTGCTTTATAATAAAAAAATCTTTTTTATGTCGTTTATTTTGTTTTTTTCTATATTCCTCATTTTTATATAAATTAGGATTTTTTGTCAACATTAATTTGGAATATCTACAACCTGCATCACTTTCACATTTTCTGCAATCATTTTTATAATAAATTTTAAGTTCGCCTGTCTTAATTGATATTCTTTCATTTGCTTTCCTAAAATTACTAATATCTAATTCTTTATTACATTTTTTACATATTTTTGTTTCCATCATTTATATGATTTTTTATCTGGGATATCTTGAATTATATAACTCTGGCCTTCTTTTATATACTCTACTATATGCGCCAATAACACTACCCGAATTATTAGAATTGCTTGTGATATTCTCAACATATCTTAAAACGTCACCTTGTAAATCATTATTAACCATCATATCTACAAGGTTTTTAAATCCAACATTATCAAAACAAGTAGATAATGTAATTGTACTCATAACAACATCATCATTTCCACTTTCTGCTTTATATGTTACATTACCAGATATAGTCTCATGTTTGCTAAATGTTGTAATTTCAGTAATGTTTATATCACTATGAAGAATCATCTTTCTACCCTTAATAGCTTGTTGAAATTCTTTATCTATAATTAAATGCTTATCCTTATTTAATTTCAATCCAATTTTACCAACTATATCTTCTCTATTATGTTTATATCTTAAAAATATTGCATTAGAATACTCATTATTACCATCAAAAACATTAGTCAAATGAGCTAATAATTCGCCTCCATAAGTATTCATTTCTAAAACAGCTTTAACCTTTTCAGGATCAAATAATTCAAAAGCTATTAAATATAATATATGAGCCACTTCTCTAATTGAATAAACATTATTTCTATATAAACCTATCTGCTCAATTTTAAATAAATCATATAAATTTTCGTATTTATATTTTTCTATCTCTTCTTTATCTCTCAGCATTAATCTAAATATATTAATAACTGAATAATCTTTCGCTAACCCTTCTGCTAAATCAAGAGAAACTAGAATATAATATTCTTTAGATTTGAGAGGGTTAAATAAATTTATATTTCTTATAAATTTCAAAGAATCATAGGGTATATTCAATTTACCAAATTGAGGAAGTGGAGTATAATCGAAAGGTATCTGCTTACTTTTTAATAAATCTATAGTTTCTTTATTAAACAAAATTTTATCACCAGTAACAAAATGAAGACCATATTCTTGATCAAACTTTTCCGGAGAACCAATCAATTTTGATTCTTCTTCTTGCCAATTAGAAACAACCGCTAATTCAGGTAAAGGAATACCACTTATTCTTATTTTTCTTATATTATCTATATAAGTTTTTTCATCATTTACATCATATTTCACACAATCAATAATCTCATCATTAATATGTTTTTTATAAGGCATTATATTGTAATTATCTCTTATCTCTCTTAGAATTTGAGCCTTATTAAAACCAAATTTCTTAAGTTTAACGTCAAGAATTCTAATTTTAGTATCTTCTCTACCAGGAACTTGATTCCAATATACCCGCATAGCCTTATAAGGATTTTTATTTGGATCATCATCTGGAAGTTCAGCAGCTGTTAATAATTCCCAAAACATATTAAATCCATTGGGTGTAGAAGTAATGATAATTCTAGAGTTATTAATTGAAGAAACTACAGGAACTATAGAACCATAATAATCTCGTATGAAATTATCTGGTATATGTGCAAACTCATCAAGATATAGAAGGTCAATTGTAAAACCAATTGATGGTTCCTTTGTTCTATTTTCTGTTTGAATCCTTGAATTGTTTTCAAAGGCTACTTGAGTCTCATTCCAGTTTGTTACACCTTTTTTCAAGAAAAATGGTAATAATTTATAAATGTCCTTTATTTTTCTAATAATTTCTTTAACTGTTTTTCCTTTGTTTGCTACTATCATACATCCTTTATCATCATTAAATAAAACAAAATGTAAAATTACAATTGCGGCTGAAACTGTATTGTGTGATAATATATCATTCGTATAATAACTCATTTCTGGTGTATCTATAGATAAATCAAACATAGATACTTTACCTTTTAATTTTTTAATTGATTTAACTTTACTTTCACCTTTATTTGTTAATACATAATCATTGGTAGATAAATTAATTAACATTTTTGGTTCGTGATCTCTGCAAAAGACTATGTGGGTATCTGCACACTCTAAGGATAAACCATTTTCTAGTTCTAACTTATACCTCTGAAATGGTTGAGTTATATTTATTTCAGTAACAGGAACCTGTCCATAATCAGTTTCAACCAATAACTCATCATCTAGAAACAATGTATTAACAAATTTCTTTAAAATATCATCCTCATTAGGATTAAAATTTCTAAATTCATATTTTTCAATTAATTGAATAATAAAATATATAATATCTTTAATAAAATTCTTTAACATATTTTTTCTAATTTTACTTTACCACAATCACATATATATGGTAATTTTAAATTTTGATCGAATTCTAATCTTTTATTTCCCTTAACATTCCATTTAATTGGTTTAACAATATTAGAAATATTGTAATTTTCAAGTAATTTATCATTAACTAAAAACAATTCAATATCAATAATATCTTCGCCATATAAAACATCGTTGTTTAATAATTTTAAAATTAAATTTTTAATATAATCTTTTTGATATATCCATAAATCTTCCCAAATATGTATAAGTTGTATATTTTTATCTAAACATAATAACATTTTATTTAAATGATAATTATCATCTTTATATATACTACTATGCCAGTATAAACCATTATATTCAAATGCTAAATTTAGAACGGGAATATAAATATCCAATTCCATTCCTTCAAGAATTTTTCTATCATTTAATATAATTTCATCTTTATAATTTTCTTTTATGAAATCATATACTTCATTTTCATTAATTGAAGATACTGTATTTTCAGGATAACAGATAGTACAAGTGTTAATACCATGTGATAATCTATTATGAAATAATCCAATATTAATTTTATAATCATGCCCTTTTTTACAATTACAATAGTATAATGAATTTTTATAATCAATTTTATTTATAAATTCATATTTAATTAGCATTTTATTAATGAAATGTTCTTGTATCTTTTCTTTATGGTTAAATATTTTAGAAATATTATCAACATTATATTTTTCTAATAAAGTTAATTTAGTTTTTTCAATATTATTAAAAAATTCATTTCCATATCTATCATATTTAGTATTTTTGCATTTTTCTTGTATTAATAAATTTTTAGCAGGTCTATTTACACCATATTTCATTTCATTTGTTATATTAGATTTATTTAAAATATCAATATTCTGCTGGGGAAAATCAACACCATATTTTTTATTATTAGTAACTTTAATTTTATTTTTTGTATCATCTAATTGAAAAACATTTTTTACACCATATTTTTCAATATTTCCTTGAACTAATTTATTATAAATATCTTTATTTTGTAATGGGTAATCAACACCATATTTTTTATTATTTGTATTTTTTATTTTAATATTACTACATTGCTTACAAGTATAAATATTATAATTATTATAATTTTTATTATATTTTTGAATAGATATAATATTTTCATGTCCACAATTATCACATATTGCAGTAATTTTTCGATGTGAATTTTTTTGAATATGATTTATATTAACTGAAACTAAATCACCAACTTTACAATCATAACCTAAATTCTTATAATGATTTAAATTTCTACCAACGATTTTAATATTTATTTCTTTTTCTTTAATCATAATTTCTTTATTTTCAATCTCTATCTATCATAATGGTATTTTTTTAAATCTATTTACTAATTTCATAATTTCATCATCCATATCATAAGAATTATTTTCATATAATGGAGTCTCATCATAACAATATGAATAATTTTCTTCATATCTTTTTTGCTTACTAAATACCTGTTTTATTGCGTCCTTACTTTCTTCTATATATTTAATTGAATTTTCTTTGAAAATATTTTCCCAATTTTTATAATATTTATCTAATTGTGATATATCTATTTGATTAATATTATATAATAAATTAAACTGATTTGTCAAATCTAACAAATCATCTTTTACATATTTTTTTATCATCTTAACTGAATTAAAATTTGATAAAAATATTAGCATTTTATACAATTCATTTTCATAAAATCTATCATACATTTCTTCCAACGTTTTTAATTTAGAATATAAATAACCTTCATATGTCATATTAACTCTAGCATCTAATTCATGCTCAAAATTATAATAAATATAATTCAAAAAATCAATTTTATAATTTTTTACTGAATTTTTAAAATCCTCAATATTTATCATTTTATTTATTGAAATAAAATATTTATCTTCTCCGGATATCAACTGATAATAATGTGAAAATTCATGTGCTAATAAAGTATAGATTTTATTTATATTGATGTCATTATCTTCTATATAGATATTAATATCAATTTTTTTAAAATTTTCTCTAATAATATCTTGTATTGATATTTGAGCATGATATACCGAAATAGTTTTAAGTTCATTTCTATCAATATGAATTGTTGAGGTAAATCCATATTTTTCATAAAAATCTATAAAATAATCATTATTTGATATATTATTTAATTCTTCATGTATATCTAACATCAGTAAACTAACATAATCATCTACCTTTTCAAATAATATTGAATTGTTAAATTTATTGAACTTTTTAAGCATTTTCTTTAATTTTTAATTTTAAAAAAGATAAACATCTATCTAATGTATTATTTTTATTCTTTCTGTACTCAGAATCCCATATAGTTATAACTTCAAAGCCTTCCTCTTTTGCTACTTCTAATTTTCTTCTATCTTTTTCCCAAATCTCTGCGGCTGTTATATTTTTTCTAAACGGATGTGGATATTCATCCGCTTCAAACATTTCAGGATTTGCATGATATTCATCACCATTATATTCTATGATCTTTTTATTCAATAAATCTACAAAATCGTATTGATAAAATTCTCCTTTTCCTTTAGAAATAAAATATTCTTGATTTTTTGTTGCAAAATATATTTTTGTTTTATTTTCATTTTCATAAAAATTTAGTATAGAATAAAATAAATCCTGTGATATTTTAGAAAAACCACATTTCAGATTACCATTTTCAAGTAATGATATTTGCCATCTCTCTTGTCTATCATCATAAATGTTTCTTCCTTCTTCTTTACCATACTTTTGAATACATTTTTCTAAAGTAAATGTTTTTTGTCTATTTGATAATTTTTCTTTTGCTTCTTCTTCAGACATACCTTTATTTAACCAATAATCTAATCTGGTAGTATAGGATTTTTTACTACAAACTTTTTTAATAAACTCTTTTCTCTTATTTTCATCATTATAATTAACAAATTTTTCAGAAAAAGGAGAACATTTTTGTCTTTGTTCTAATGTAGTTTTTGATTTATGATTTGGATTTTTATCCCCTTTTATTTTCTCAGAAAACATTTTTTTATATTTTTCTTCTTTCATATGCTTTCCACTATTTTTAGAAGTATTTTTTAAATCATTCTCGCAATACAAAGGTTCACCAGGGAACATCCTTTTATAATCTTCTGATGTTAAACCGTGAGATTTTAAATGTCTTCCGTATATTCTTTGAGATTTAAATCCACAAACTTTACAAGTTATTAAATTCTCTTCCATAAATTCTTTTTTATTAGTATATATAAATATTTTCTGGTCGCATTTAGTCAAAATGGCAAAAACTTAATTAAGAATTCTCAATTAAATATATCAAATAATATAATTTAATTTTAATTTTTTCTAATAATGTTAATTTTCTTTCATTTTTTAGCTCATTGTAAAATATCATTCCAATTGGAATTTTCTTATGTTCACCAGATTTTGAAACTACTTCCACTAACGTATTGAATATCAAGCATTTACCCGTTTGCCTTGATGCCATTAAGATACTTCTTGGATTCTTCGTATATAAATCTATAATGTCTCTTTGATAGTCACGAAGCTTCATTGGTCCGATGGAGCCATCTTCTCTTTTAATTTGACAATAATTTTCAGCGAAATAATGAATATTGATTTTACATTTGACATATTCTTCAAATTCATCATCTGTCATGGCAAAAACTAAATTTGCCTTTCTTACACCTCTTGTATTAGCAAACCATAATTTTTCGTGTCTTTTAAGAATTTTACCTAAATTCTCTTTCTCTTCAATTTCCTTAATTATATCTGTTGTTAATACAAATTCTTCAACTTTCTCTGACATAAAATTAATTTTTTTATTCAAAAACGAAATCTATATTATAACCTTTAATTTGAAAATTTAGATATAAAATATCTCTCAAAGTACCTTCATATAAAAGTACTTCAAGTGAATAACCTAAAGCAATTAATTCTGGTATATAAATATTTATTTGTTCTTCCACTTTTGATTTCAAATTTCCGGTTGTAATCCTAGTTTGCCATAAATAATATTCTAAATTACATCCTATTTCTGTATCACCTAATACTTCACCTTTATTGGTAAAAAGTATCATTTCTAATTTTTGAACAATTACTTCGACTTCATCATCTTCTATAATTCTTCCTGGTTCATATTTTGGATGACCAGGATATCTTATAACTAAATCTTTTACGTCTTTTAAAGCCATCTGAAACCTATTTTTATAATATATATAAAAAAAATACATTCCATAAATGAACGAAGTTAATTTTATAACAGTAATAGATTATTTGGGTGAAATTGGAGGCGGAGTTGCTGTCATTTTATCTATGAAAGTACAAGATAAAATATATGAAATTGCGTATTGGTTTGATCCAGATGATAATTATCTGATTTCTGCTGATGAAAATTTCTTAAAAGATTATAATCTTAATAGTATATATGATTATAAAGATTATAAAGAATTAGCTTATTATATTCATACTTTTGTTTTAGATAACAAAAAAGAGATATTCAAAGAGTTTTTAACCGAAGAATAATTTTAATATTTAATATATTTCATTTTCT